CCTCGCAAGGACAAAGGAGGTGCGGAAGGACCCGAGTTATCCACAACCGAGACCCTTTAACCAACCAGAGATAGGCGGGTCAGTTTTACTTGAAAAGCCCGGGTCAATAATGGGTGGAAAACAACAAACGAGGCACCCAATACCCTTGGAAATTGGCGGCCGGACATGCGAGAAATGCGGTTGACCGCAACTGGTGGCCTGAAATTGCGCTTTCTGGCCGCCCTGTTCGTCTCCGCCCTGCTTCTGACGGGCCCCGCGACCGGAAGACCGTCCCCGGGCGGTCCGCCCTCGGTCACCCGACTACCTGAAAATCCCATTATCCGCCCAACAATGCTGCCCGCGCCGGACGGCGAGAACATCAATGGGCCGTCACTGATCCGGGTTCCATCCTGGGTCGTTGGGCCACTTGGGCGGTACTACCTGTACTTCGCCGACCACGCCGGCACGTACATCCGGCTTGCCTATGCCAACCGACTCAGCGGCCCGTGGGCAATCCACGCGCCCGGCGTGCTGAACCTTGCTGATGCGCCAGGGTGCCGCGGCCATATCGCATCACCCGATGTCATCGTTGACGATCAAAGCCAGCAGTTTCGCCTGTACTTCCACTGCCCGGCCCGAGCCGCGAGCGGCCAGAAGACCTTCCTGGCTCTGGCCCGCGACGGACTGGCTTTCAGGGCCGGCAGCGAAATCCTAGGGCAACCCTACTTCCGGGTCTTCCGCCACGAGGGCTGGTGGTACGCGATGGTCAAGGGCGGCGCATTGGCGCGCTCGACCGACGGTCTCCATCGGTTTGAACCAGGACCCAACCCCTTCGGTTTCGCCGCATCGAAAGTCGGTGCCGGCCCACGCCCCCGACATGTCGCTGTGCTTGCAGAATCCGGCGCACTCGCTGTCTACTTCAGCAACATCGGCGACGCGCCTGAGCGTATCCAGGTGGCTAGGATCCCCACGAGTACGGACTGGCTGGCGTGGCGGGTCGCGAACATTCGCGAAGTGTTGCGGCCCGAACTCGCCTGGGAAGGCGCGCAGTTACCCATTGCGGAGTCGGCACCGGGTGAAGCGCTGGGCCGGGAGAATGCGCTGCGGGATCCCGCTGTATTTGTCGACACCGACAACCGACGCTATCTGTTGTACTCCGTAGCCGGCGAGAACGGGCTCGCCATAGCCGAAATTCGCTGACCCTAAGCAAGCGTTCGAAGCTACGCGTGACGGCTGCCTACAAATCTCTGACCCGCGGTTACCTTGGATTGCGCCGCGTCGCCCGCCGGGGGCCGTTGGACTCACCTCACTGCTGCAAGAATGCATTGACAGGCAGTATCGCGCTGAGAAGCACTCACAATGCCGGACCGACGCGGAGCCGTGATGCCAGCCATTAAGACGTCCTTAGCCGATATCAGCGCAGACGATATTGAAAAAATCATTCAGGACGCGTGCCCTGAAGATGAGGAACTCGAGTTCAAGCAAGATATCCCGACTAAGGGCAGCGAACCAAGTCGCTGGTACAGCGATCAGAGTGGCATTGACGATTATGGCCGCAATAAGATCCTGGCGGAGGTGATCGCGCTGGCGAATACCTACGGTGGCGATCTCGTCCTGGGTATTGTGGAGACCGAGGACAAGCCCGCTCGAGCGGCCGGTCTGAAACTCCTGCCCAAACCAGCCGAGCTAGCCCACCGATTGGAACTGGCGGCCCGGGATTGCATAGAGCCTGCGATCCCCATGCTTCAGGCGCGTGGAATTGTCCTCGACGACCACGGCAGCGGCATTGTGATCATTCGCACGCCGCGATCCCGCCAGGCACCGCACCGCCTGCGACCCACACTTCACTGCTATCGTCGGGCCCGCGATCGGACCGAACAGATGTCAATGCGAGAAATCCAAGATCTGACCTTTGCAACCAGCCGTGGGTTGGAGGGCGTCGAACGTCGACTTAGCGAGCTTCGGCAGGGGTTTTCTACGAACTGCCAGCTCGATCAAATGCCGGATGCCTTATCGAGGCTGGCGCTCAATGTTCGCGCCGTTCCAGCAGCTGCCGATCTGTACCTCGATCGGGTCCACAATGTGGCGGCGGTCACACCAACGATGCGGCCATTCCGGCTTACGTTCAACGAGAGCGTTCATCACGGCATTCCCACTATTGGAAGTTGCGCCGGATTTCACCCCGTATTACGTGGGACGCGCTCTGCCAATAGCAGCACGGGCTTCGACAATTGGTGCGAACTGTATTGTGATGGATCGATATCCTTCGGGTACCGATTCGATAATCCAACTACGTCGCGTGAAACCGATCACCGACGCCGCCACGTACTCTATCCGGGGTGGCTATTGTCCCTTGTCCTGAACTGCGCGGAATCCATTGACCGGTTCCGGAGTTACGCCGGGGCCGTCACCGTTGAGTACGCGCTGGAGGTGGAGATCGTAAGCCTGCCGACGGGCGTACCAACCCTGGCGCTGCGAGATGACGGGTTCTGGGACACTATGGGTGACTTTCCCGCAGGACGAACGCTATTCCCGCGGTACAGCCTTCTTGATGCGGACAATCGGACAGCCCTAATCAACCTTTTCTGGAGAGACTATTGGAACGCCGCGGGCGTAGACAGCGGGACCGCTCGCATCACCGCGATCACCTGAGTGACCGCCGAGGTGCTCCACTGCGTCCGCACCACGCGAGTGGATGAGGATGCACGTCCAGACTTGGATTTCGCCCCCAGTGTCGACGAAATCGCAATCCACCACAATTCAACAAGAGCATCGCTGATAGCACTTCGTCACCATGCCGTCGGCGGAAGTGACTACTTCCGCTCTATGGCAACGCGCAACAGTTCGGCGATTTCCTTTGCGTTTAGCACAGCCTTTACATCATGCGGAACCGTCGGGTTGCCGAAATATCGCTCAGCGAGCTTCGCACGAAGCGCATTCTTCTGAGCCGGTTCGAGACCGTCGATATACGGCCCCAGTGACGCCAACTCCAGCTCCGTGCGCCGGGCGTGATCGGCATTGGTCCGGTGACGCGCGGACTCTCGACCCGTATAGACAGTTACGGACGCCACCACAAACGCGAACAGGATGCGCACAATGGCCAATTTCCAATCCACGTCGTGGGCCGTCGCCAACGCCCAAACGCCGACCGCAAATGCCACAATGAAGGCAGCCAGGGTGATCACGCGCCACGTGTCCGCCGCCTTGCTTTCCTCCATTGCGGTCTTCTGGTAATTTCCGGTGACGCCGATATTCCCGATGATTTGCACGAGCCCCTTGGCCTGCTCGCGCTTGGCCTCAAGCTCGCCCAACAACTCGGCCGCCTGGCGCGCGTTCGCTTCCTGAATATCGGCGACTTTTGCCGTCCAGTCTTCGAGAAGGGTTGTTTGCTCCTCGATCTGTTCCCGTTGCAGCTTTTGAAACTCAGCTCTGATTTCCTGGTCAGTCTTGGCATACGTTGCACGCAGCTCGGCGACAGTTGCAGCGGCATCCGCCTTCTGAACCGCAACTGTCTCCGCGAGAACCTTGATTTCCGCGCCCTGTTGCTGAATCGTGGCTGCCAGCCGATCATTCTCCTCCGCCAACCTATTCTTTTGTTCCGCCAGCGCGGCGATGGCTGCCTGGGCATTCGTCTGAAAATCATCGACGAGCTTGCCCAGCGGGGCGCTACCAGATCCCGGACCCTGAACCGTGATCTTGCTTAGCCATTCGAAGCCCGTCTGATCGATGCTCGTCACGGCGTTATTCAGGTGACCGACATTGCGATCGCCGACGAAGGCAGTCACCTCGCTCAATACGCCCTGGAGGACGGCATCAAGTTGATTCAAGACGTGGAGGCTAAGCAGTGCGCTCGGGGTCGCGGTGACTCGCTGCTCAAGGATTGAGACAAATGAAAAGATGCGCTGTTGAGACCACGCGACCTGCGGATTGTCTGCCAACTCCGCAAAGGCGACGTTGCCCCCGGCGGTCGTGAGCTGACCTAACCGAGTCAGGATTCCATGATTCTTGATTTGCTCTTCGGTCATCATTGGCCCACCCGCAAGCGCGCAAAACTCAGTACCCGGGGCAACGCCTCGGCGGCGAATTGCTCCTGCCAAGACGCTTCCCTCGGCTACTACTGCACTATAGCAGTGCTCTCAGCGACCGAGACTGGAGGCGGAGTCATCTGGTTTCCAAGACCCGGACGGCTGCACTCGGCAGCTTGGTTGGCCAGGTTCGCGCCCGACGTCCGGCGTGCCAGCAGCCGCCCCATGGGAACAACCTGCAACCGGGAATCGTGCCTGATCAGCGGCAAGCCGCCGGCGACCGGCTGACGTGCCCCTTCGAGGACGTCGAGATGGGCGTTGCCGCAGGGTGCTGGTTCGTACGGCGTCAGCTATCGGGCAACGACTGTAAGGTCACTCGGCCGGCCGGCGCTGGGCCCCCGTCGATGGCGGCCCACCAGCCCAGTAGTCGATCTGAGGACTGAGAACGCCTCCCCCTATTCGGGCAGGGGAAAATAGATTAGGCAAAAAAACTTGAAGGATTTACCTTCTGCCTCGCGGGGCTGTTGGCCCCGTCCGGCGGTCCCGCTCAATCAAGGAGGAAGAGGAGCAGCGACCCCGGCCACCGCGAACGGGAACCCCGGGCGACGTCACCCGGGGTTCCTGACAAGGAAGTCGTCACCATGCAGACCGAGAACGCCGTGCCTACCTCGCCCGGCCTCCAGATCGAGTACCGCCTGCCGGCGGATCTGCGGCTCAACCCGCACAACCCCCGCACCCACTCCCCCGCCCAACTGCGCCGGATCGCCGACTCCATCCGCCAGTTTGGGTTTACCAACCCGGTCCTGATCGACGAGGCCGACCAGGTGCTGGCCGGCCACGGCCGGCTGGCCGCCGCCCGGGATCTGCAGCTGGAGACCGTACCCACCGTACGCCTCGCCCGGATGACCGAGCCTGAGAAGCGGGCCTACGTCATTGCCGACAACCGCCTGGCCGAGAAGGCCGGCTGGGACCCGGAACTGCTCGCTCTCGAGCTCAAGTACCTGACCGAACTGGAGCTGGATTTCGACGTCGAAATCACGGGCTTCGACACCCCCGAGATCGACATCGCTCTCCAGGGGGTTACCGCCTCGACCGCGGCGGACGAGGCACCGGCGCCCGACCTGGTGAGGCCGCCCGTGTCAGCGCTGGGCGATCTCTGGCAGCTGGGTCCCCACCAGGTGCTGTGTGGGGATGCCCGCGATGCCGCCGCCTACCGGCAGCTGCTCGGCGACGAACGGGCGGCCGCGGTTGTTGGCGATCCGCCCTACAACGTCAAGGTCCAGGGGCACGTGTCGGGACTGGGTCAACACACCCACGGCGAGTTCCTGATGGCCTCGGGCGAGATGACACCCGCCGAGTTCACGGCCTTCCTGACGACCGTGTGCCAGCTACTGGTGGCCTTCAGCAGCGACGGGTCCTTGCACTACCTGTTCATGGACTGGCGCCACCTCGGCGAGCTGCTGGCCGCCGGCCGCGCCGCGTACACCGAGTTGAAGAACGTGTGCGTCTGGGCCAAGTCCAACGGCGGCATGGGCTCCCTGTACCGCAGCGCCCACGAGCTGGTGTTCGTCTTCAAGAACGGCACGGCGCCGCACCGGAACAACGTGGAGCTGGGCAAGCACGGCCGGTATCGGACGAACGTCTGGAACTATGCCGGCGCCAACACGTTCCGCGCCGGCCGGGACGACGATCTGGCGGACCATCCCACGGTTAAGCCCGTGGCCCTGGTGGCTGACGCCCTGCTGGATTGCACGCGGCGTCGCGACCTGGTGCTGGATCCCTTCGGCGGCTCGGGCACCACGCTGATCGCCGCCGAGCGCACCGGGCGCCGGGCGCGGCTGCTGGAACTGGAGCCACGGTACGTGGACGTGATCCTGCGGCGGTACTGCACACTGACGGGGACCGATCCGGTGCACGTCGCCACCGGGCGCCGGTGGAGCGAGCTGACCCGCGAGCCGGCCACGGCCCTGACCGGGGAGGTGTGCGATGGCCGGTAACTACACCGTCGGCTATGGCAAGCCACCCGCGGCCACCCGTTTCCGGAAGGGCCAGTCCGGGAACCCCCGGGGCCGCGCCGCGGGCACGCGCAACCTCAAGACCGACCTCACCGAGGAGCTGGCCGAGCGCATCGTGATCCGCGAGAACGACCAACCGCGCAAGGTCTCGAAGCAGCGGGCCCTGGTCAAGACGCTGACGGCCAAGGCCCTGAAGGGCGACACCCGCGCCGCCAACCTGGTCCTGAATCTCCTCTGGCGCTTCATCGCCCAGGAGCCGCCGGTGGCACCGGTCCTGGATCTCAGTGCCGAAGATCAGGCGATCCTGGCGCGCTTCGCGCCCCGGGCCGCCACGCCGCGGGGGGACCGGTGAGCGGGCCCCCGTCGCCGGACCGGCCGGCATTGCACCCGGAGGATCAGCAGCGGGTGGTGGACGCCGCCCTGCGCCGCCACCTCTCGGCCTTCATCCAGCGCTCGTTCGCCGAGGTGGTGCCCGGCAGTCCGTTCGTGCACAACTGGCATCTTGACGCGATGGCCTACGCGCTGGAGCAGGTGGCCACCGGCGACATCCTGCGCCTCGTGATCACCGTGCCGCCCCGCCACCTGAAATCCCTGTCTGCCTCCGTGGGCTTCGTCGCCTGGCTGCTGGGCCAGGATCCCACCCGGCGGATCATCACCGTCAGCTACGGCGAGGACCTGGCGGCCAAGCACGCCCTGGACTGCCGCCGGATCATGGAGTCGGCCTGGTACCGCCGGGTGTTTCCGCACACGCGCCTCAGCAAGACCAAAAACACCGAGGGCGAGTACGTCACCACCCAGGGCGGCTACCGCTACAGCACCTCGGTGGGCGGGGCCATCACCGGGCGTGGGGGTACGCTGATGATCCTCGACGACCCGCTCAAGCCCGCCGACGGGCTGTCCGAGCCGCGACGGACGGCGGTCAATGACTTTTTCGACAACACCCTCTACTCCCGGATCGACAACAAGGGCACCGACCCGATCATCCTGGTCATGCAACGGATCCACGAGGACGACCTGGTGGCCCACGTCATGGCTCAGGAGCCCTGGGTCCAACTCAATCTGCCGGCGATTGCCACGGCCGATGAGGACATCCCGGTCGGTCCGGATAAGGTCTACCGGCGGCGGGCGGGCGAGCCGCTGCAGGTCGAGCGTGAGTCGCTGGAGGTTCTGGCGCGGACCCGGCGAATCTTGGGCAGTTACCAGTTCTCCGCCCAGTACCAGCAGGAACCCATTCCACCGGGGGGTGGCCTTCTGAAATGGCACTGGTTCCGGCGGTACGAGCGCGCGCCCGGGCGGCGGCCCGGGGACTACGTGCTGCAGAGCTGGGACACCGCCTGCGTTCCGGGCGAGACCAATGACTACTCGGTCTGCATCACCGCGTTGATTCGGGGCCAGGACGTGTACCTGCTCAAGATCTATCGGGTGCGGGTCGAGTACCCGGATCTGCGCAAGCTGGTGTTGGAGAAGATGACGCTGACCGGGCCCGACGAAGTCATCATCGAAGCCGCCGACGCCGGCCGGCAACTGGTGCAGGAACTCCGGCGGATGGACCTGCCGGGCCGTCCTCGCCTGCAGTGCTGCGTCCCAAAGGACAGCAAGGTGGTCCGGATGGCGGCTCAGTCGGCCAAGCTGGAAGCGGGTCGGGTGTATATCCCTCGGGACGGGGACTGGCTGGCGGACTTCCAGCGTGAAGTCCTGCAGTTCCCCAAGGGCAAACACGACGATCAGATTGATGCCCTGTCGCAGCTCCTCTACCGCCTGGACTGCGGGGCCCTGTGGCACCGGCAGCGGGGCTTCGATCCGCCGGAGGAGCCGGATGACCCGCCACCGCGCCGCCTCCGCGCGGGGCTGAATTTGGGCTGACGGGGGTCGCCGCAGCCACCTCGCCGGGTGTCGGAATAGTGGTCAGCTTCGGACTCGACTTCCCGGCCACACCAAGCGTTCATGGGTCGGAGCCGGCGATGGTCGCCGGCCCCACCTCAAGGAGAACGCTGATGCCCCGCAAGTCCCCGAAAATTGCCCCGCCCGCCCCGAAGGCGGCCACCGTCCGACCCACGAAGGCCAAGGTCAACAGCCGTGTTGCCAAGCAACGGGAGTCCGCCCCCGCGGCGACCAAAGCCAGCGCCATAGTCACGGCTCTGCGGCGGCCGAATGGTGCGAGCTTGGCGGATCTGGTGGCGGCTACCGGCTGGCAGAGCCACTCGGTCCGGGGATTCCTCTCCGGCACCGTGCGCAAGCGGCTGGGCCTGACCCTGACCGTCGAGCAGGCCGGCGGCGAACGCCGCTATCACGTGAGCTGAGGGTAAGGGGGCGGCGATTCGTGCGGTGCACGTCCGTCTTGACGCTCCGCACGGGTCGCCCAGCCCGGGGACAAATTCATGTCTGAAACACAACACCGAGCCGCCCGTCGCGAGACGCTGGCCGCCGACCTGGCGGCCGTCGAGAGGCTTCGGGGGCCGGCCCTGCGCGAGCGCTGGGCCGAAGTCTTCGGCCACCCCGCGTCGCCCCACCTGAGCCAGAGCCTCCTCCGGCAATCCCTGGCTCACCGTCTGCAGGAACTGGCCTTGGGCGGGCTCCGCCCGGCCCTCCGCAAAGAACTCTACCGCCTCGCCGACGACGGCGACCCCAGCAAGCCAAGGCCAGCCCCGCTATCGCCGGGGGTTCGCCTGGTGCGGGAGTGGCACGGCCAACACCAGGTGGTCGATGTGGTGGCCGACGGGGTCGTCTGGCAGGGCACGACGTACCCCTCGCTGTCCGCAGTGGCTCGGGCCATCACCGGCACCCGCTGGTCCGGGCCCCGCTTCTTCGGTCTCCACGATGACAAGACGCCGCGGCGCCCCGCCTAGCGCCCCGGCCCACCGGGCCCGGTTGCGCTGTGCAATCTACACGCGCAAGTCGTCCGAGGAAGGCTTGCAACAGGATTTCAACTCCCTCGCCGCCCAACGAGAGGCCTGCGAGGCCTATGTGCGCAGCCAGGCCCACGAAGGCTGGCACGCGATCCCCACCGCCTTTGATGACGGCGGCTACTCGGGGGGTACGCTGGAGCGGCCGGCTTTGCAGGCGCTCCTGGCGGCGATCAAGGCGCGCAAAGTCGACGTCGTCGTTATCTACAAGATTGACCGGCTGAGTCGCTCGCTGCTGGACTTCGCCCAGCTGGCTGAGTTGTTCGACGCGCACGGGGTGTCCTTCGTGTCCGTCACCCAGTCGTTCAACACCACGACCTCCATGGGTCGTCTGATGCTGAACGTGCTGCTCTCCTTCGCGCAGTTCGAACGGGAGGTCACCGGGGAGCGGATCCGGGACAAGATTGCGGCCTCCAAGCAGAAGGGCCTGTGGATGGGCGGGCACGTGCCCTTCGGGTACCGGGCCAGCGGTCGCACCCTCGTGCCGGACCCGGCCGAGGTAGAAACCGTGCGGACCCTCTATCGACTGTATCGGGAACACGGCTGCGTGGCCCTGGTCCATGCGGAGGCCACACGACTCGGTCTCCTGACGCGGCGCCGCGAGTGGACCGATGGCCGGAGTACCGGTGGGGGTGCCTTTAGCCGGGGCCACATCTACCGCGTGCTTAACAATCCAATCTACGTCGGCCGGATACCGCACAAGGGGAGCAGCTACCCGGGCTGCCACCCGGGCCTGGTGGATCAGGAGACGTGGGACGCGGTGCAGGCACGGCTGGCTGACAACCTTCGGGCGCATCGAACGGGACGCAACGCGCGCAACCCAAGTCTCTTGGCCGGATTGCTGGTGGATGGGGACGGCAACCGATTCCGGGCGACCCAGGGGGTAAAAAAGGGACGGACCTACCGCTACTACACCCACCCGGCCATCGTCACCGGCGGTAAGACGGCTGATCTACCCCTTCGTCACGTGCCCGCCGCCGACATCGACACCGCCGTGCTCGACGCCCTGACGGATCTCATGGCAGACCCGGCGCGCATTCTTGCCGCAATGGGTGGTCAGGAAGCCGCAGCCACCCCGTCCACACTCCGCCAGGCCGCGAAAACTCTGCGCGAAAAACTCGCGGCCACCGGAGCAAAGCGGTTCTTCACGCTACAGGGCCTGATATTCCGGATCGAGGTGTGCCTCACAACGTTGCGGATCCGGATCAACCGATCCGGGTTGCGACAGTCCCTGGGTCTGGATCCATCGCCTGGTATTGCCTCCCGCGAACCCTACGACATCGACATTCCCGTGGCCTTGCGCTCTCGCCAGGGCGTCCTGCGCCTGATCTTCGATCCGGCGAAACGCTCGGCCCAGCCCCGCGTGGACAAGGTGCTGATCCAGGCCCTGGCTCAGGCTTATCAATGGTGGGAGCAAATCGAGAGCGGGCACCATTCGTCGATTCAAGACCTGGCGGCCGCCGAGCAGTTGTCCGGCAGCTACGTGACGCGAGTCATGCGCCTCGCCTTCCTGGCACCAGACACCGTGGCGCGGATAGTCATGGGGAACCAGTCCGCGCAGCTAAGCGCCCGGCGACTGATCAATCACCCGGCATTGCCTGGCGACTGGGAACTTCAAGATGTGGAACTAAGTGCCAGATATCAGGATGATGCGTAATTCGAAACGCCGACCCCCTGGTTCGAAGTCGCGTCCGAGGCGCTGTCGCGACAGAAACGGAGCGCGCAATAGCCCGAGGGCTGTCGCGATCAGAATTCACGTCGTTGCATACGCCCGAGTTCCTCGGAGTACATCGCTCCGGGCGGCTGGAAGAAGTCGAATAGAGCATACACAGGATTAACGAGGTCACGAACGATCTCCGGCAATGCGGCCGATATTCGTTCCACCGGAATCGTGATTGTCGTGGCGCATCCGTCGCTACGTGACTGATGGTCATTGAACAACGTGCGGTGGCCATTTAGGACGGTCAGCCTTCTGCCCTGTAATCCGGCCCACTCGCAATGAACCGAAACGGTCGAATCCTCCAGACCGGTTTCTATCGCGAACCGCTGAATGAATAGCAAACACTCCCCAATCCTCCAAACTGGCAGGGTGAGGTCAAAGACAGTGCCAGGCGCCACCCGTTGGCGGCCTTCGTGGTCCAACGAGTCCTCAATGTAGCCCCGGATGAGGAATAGCTCCCCGGTCGTAGAGACGCGCCAGAAGTCGGAGTGCGCAGGATCGGGGTGAGCCTGCTGTTCAGCAATGTGGCATTCAATGGTGTTTCCCCGTATGTAGGGGGCGATTCCTTCACGCGTCGGCCACCACCACGGCGGCCAGCCCGTAAGGTGAAGGTTAGCGCGCGTCATTACTTCGCGTAGCCGCGGAAGGTCGAGATTCACGCCCTCCACAACGCAAGCCACTCGGTAGTGGCCAAGGGGCATTCGAACGTGTGATACCGCCGGGAACTCGTTGACCACTTCCATCCACCGCGCAACCGATTCCGCATCCCACTGCGACAACCGCGCAGCGATGTCCGGCGGCGCATTACCTCTTGGGGCGCGACCCTCCAATACGTCTCTAATCAGAGATGCGATCTCGTCGGTGTTATTGCGCACACACCGCCGCATCAACTCCGCCCATTCATGGCCACCTTGAGGCATCTCGCTAGCGGGACCGGGGCGTCGAATGTAGTAGCGGTCAGCGAGAATCTCGTTGCCGGGGCTACCGCGCCTCGCGCGTATGGGGACTTTGTGCCCGCCCGGCACAAAAACAACGGGATACTGCAGGCCATCTGCTGCGCGCGTCACAATGTGCACCGTGCAGTGGAATCCTGGATCGGCGAAGCGATCCACCACATCGTTCACCGCGTCTTGGCTGTAGGGTGCGAGATTCGGTGTACGGTTCGGAGCGGGGCTCCCGTCCGTATCAAAGCCGATGATGACTACGCCTCCGCCATGGTTCGCGAGCGCGATGAGACCCTTTGCAAGGGTGCCTCGATGACCATTTTCGGCGAGGTTCAACCAACCCTTGAGCTCGACATCAAGACGCTCACTTGGAGCCTCGAGGAGCTGCTGAAGGTTTTGCGCATCTATTGCCACGTTTAGCCCATGAGTGAACGAAGGCCACCACCACGCTTATTGATCGACATTACTTACCGGTTGCCCAAGGTAGTGCAAACCACTAAACAATGGCTCGCCGCAATTTGCCAGCAATCTCTGGAATGCCGGCCGACCATTGCAAAGCATATCTGTTCGCCAAGCTTGGCGAGTATTGATAAACGCTTTCCATCGTTACGTCACACCATATCGGCAGAAACACGTCGCCACCCTCGATATTCTCCCGCGTAAAGATCGAGTCAAATTCGGTCTTTGTCCACCCGTTGTTAACTAGCCAATTGGGAGAGATTATCAATATGCACTTCTTGCACTCCTTAAGGCCCCTCTCAATGGATTCACGGAGGCGGTCGCCTACCTTCAGAGAATACTCGTCATACCACACTGGACAAACGAGACGTGTGAGTTCATAGGCCAGCGGTCGCGCAATGTCATCCTTGTCACGGGAGTCATGGCAAATGAACGCCAAAGGACGTTCTGCTCTCTCCCGTTTCTCGGCCCATTGGTTATCACGCACCTGAACCAGCAGACCCTGCTCTTTCCAATCCTTGGCAATGCGATCGGTATCGGCAACAGAAACTACATGCTCTGTGTAGACAAAGAACCGACCGCCGAAATGCAGGTCCTCCGACGACATGAGCCGCTCCTCGAAGCGGCCGGAATTGACAGCTACGCCACCGGACAGTTCATTGATAAATCTCGGCGAATCCCGAAGAACCGAAACCAGAAGATCCTTCCACCGGGGCGAATTCGGAAGCAAACAGGACAAAAAGCTGGCGTTCGCCTCGAAATCCATGTGGAGTTTGACGCGGACATCAGTCGACGTACCAAGTTGGTCAACAAACCGCCAACTATTGCCGGCGCTTAAGCAATGGCTAAAGTCGGTATCAAAATATTGCCGTAGATTCGTCACGGACTAGGACCCCTTTCAATTGACACGATG